GTGTATAATATTAAGAAATTGATCCCAGGTGGAAAGTTGGGGTCGTATGTTAGTGCATTATATTTAATCAAAGAACAATTTAGTGTATCTGAGAAAAAGATTATAGAAGCATTGACTGAGGCAGGTGTTGATCATTTAGATCTGTTGACAGAAAGCTCTCAGTGGTTTATACTAGAGGATGGAAGGTTATCCCCAGGGGCGTATAAAGTATCGTCTTCAAAAGTTTTAAATTCATCCATGGATGAGATGGTCAGCAAAAAGGATACCGTTATTGCTGATGAACATTGTTATCCTGTTGGTGAGATTTTTGGTGTACAGATTTATGAAATGACACATCGCAATACGAATCAAAAGGTCTATGTTTCAGTCGAGGAATTGTTGGTGTGAGTAAGACATCTGATCTAATTAAGAAGAGTCATGCTAAAAGAGGCGCGCCTGGTACTCTGAAGAGAAAAGTAAAAGGTAAGATGACCCTTGCCAAAGCCAGAGCGTTAAAGAACAAGCCAGGAGCTACTACAATGGATAAAAAACAAGCAAACTTCTTTATCAATATGCACACAGAAGATGCTGCTGCAGTTAACACTGGCTCAATCCCAAATCCTGCTACTACTGTAATGGGTAAAAGACCTAAAGAAATTAACGTAACGGATCGTAGACGGAAGAAGAATAAACTTCCAGTATTGTTAAAACGATTCAGAAAGCATATGGAAGAAAATGGCTAAGGTATACTTATTCCTATTTCTTGTATCTTTGATGTCCGGTGTGGGTTATGCTGGATACAGTTATTATATGTGGTCACAAGAAACAATTGGAACATTGAGAGAAAACAATGTTAAACTGGTAACAGCAACAGAAACACTCCAGGCAACTGTGGAGAAGATTACTGCTGATGCAAAAAAGAATGAACAACTAAATAATGATTTAACCAAAAGATTGCAGCAATCACAAGAGCACTTAGATAAGCTAAGAGGTGTGTTTGCTAAAATCGACTTGACAATGGAGGCATTAACAAATGCGCAAGGACTTGAAGACAGAGTCAACAAGGCTGTCAACAAACTTATTGGGCGGATCCAAGACGAAACTACTCCTCCTTCTGACGACACCAATCCTACTGGCGGGGTGTCTGGGGAGACCACCGGAACCGACAGTGGTAGTAGCAACTGAATACCAAGAACAGAATATTCCACTTCAGGAAAGACCTAAGGCTGTAGATTTTCCTCCAGTCGATTGGTTTGTTATTACTGAAGAGAATCTGGAAGAGAAGTTAGCTGAGATTGATACTAAGACTGGCAACATTGTTTTGTTTACAATTACTCCAAAGGGGTATGAGAATCTAGCAATTGGTATTGCAGATCTTCGTAGGTATGTGAAAGACCAACAGGCGATCATTGCATACTATGAAGAAGCTCTGACACCAGACGAACCTGAGCCCACTCCCCAAGAAAAATAAAAAATATATATTTTTAATATAGGGTATTTTCCGCGTTTACCAGTTTGGAAAAATCCTATATAATGCTACCAACTACAATAAGAACAATAGATCTATGGCATACAGTCATAGACGTCCATACATATATTCCAAAAGAGGTGCGCGATGCTAAAACCAGTTCCAACTAACAGGGAAAGGGACACAAGAGACTTGATGTCCCAAACCAAATTTTATGAAGGTTATTCCAGATGGGATGATGACAAAGGCCGGTACGAAAGTTGGGACGAATCAGTATCTCGCGTTATGGGAATGCATCGCGATTACTATGTTGAAAAGATGTCACCAGAACTACAGCTACTGATTGACGAAGCAGAGTCATCATACAAACTCAAGTATGCATTGGGTGCACAGCGCGCATTACAGTTTGGTGGCGACCAGCTACTGAAACACATGATGAGAATGTACAATTGCACATCTACTTACGCTGACCGCCCAAGGTTCTTCTCTGAGCTGTTCTACGTGCTTCTCTGCGGCGCTGGAGCAGGTTTCTCTGTGCAGAAGCATCATGCTGACAAGATGCCTAGCATTGCTGAACGTAAGAAGCAAGCGAAAGGCTGGGTAGTAGAAGACTCAGTAGAAGGTTGGGCCGATGCACTTGGTGCGTTGATGTCCTCATACTTTACTAGCGATCAACAGATGCCAGAGATGGCTGGCCGTAAGGTTTACTTTGACCTTAACCAAGTCCGTCCAAAGGGCGCAATGATCAATGGTGGCTTTAAAGCACCAGGGCCAGAACCACTTCGTCGCTCATTGGATAAGATCGAGCATCTAATCCAATCGCGTGTACTGAAAGGCGAGACACGTCTACGTCCTATTGATATTTACGATATCGCTATGCATGCGGCTGATGCTGTACTTGCTGGTGGGGTTCGTCGTTCAGCAACAATCTGTTTGTTCTCCAAAGATGATGAAGAGATGTTGAAGGCAAAGACAGGGAACTGGTTTGTCGACAATCCACAGCGTGGTCGTTCTAATAACTCAGCTGTTATTGTTCGTGATGAAGTTACAAAGGAAGAGTTCTCCAATGTAATGAAATCTATCAAAGAGTTTGGAGAGCCAGGGTTCTTCTTTGTAGACGATAAAGATATTACAACCAACCCTTGTGTTGAGATTGGTATGTTCCCACAGCTGGATGGAGAGTCTGGTTGGCAGGGTTGTAACCTCACAGAGATCAACGGATCTAAGTGTACATCAAAAGAAGAGTTCTTCAAGGCTTGCCGTGCAGGTGCTATTATGGGCACACTACAGGCTGGCTATACAGACTTCAAATATCTAACAGAAACATCGAGAAAAATCTTTGAGCGTGAGGCATTGTTAGGCGTATCTGTGACAGGTTGGATGAATAACCCAGATGTTCTTCTCGATGCAGAAGTTCAGAGAGAAGGAGCAGAAATTGTTAAACAAGTTAATAAACAAGTTGCGGAACTTATCGGAATTAATCCGGCCGCTCGAACAACGTGCGTTAAACCGTCTGGAAACGCTTCCGTACTTCTCCAGACGGCGTCTGGTATACATGGTGAGCATTCTCCTCGTTATCTGCGTCATATTCAATTAAACAAAGATACAGAAGTCGCTCAACTGATCGCAAAGACCAATCCCTACATGGTAGAAGAGTCTGTGTGGTCAGCTAATGGTACAGACTATTGTGTTGGCTTCCCTGTAATCTCACCAGAGAATTCATTGTATCGTGAAGACCTATACGCAACAGATTTGTTGGAAAAGGTATCGTTGGTACAGAACAACTGGGTAGAGGCTGGAACCAATTACGAGTTGTGTGCTAATCCAAAGACTCGTCATAACGTATCTAATACAGTTACTGTAATGCCACATCAGTGGACACAGGTAGAGGATTATGTTTATGACAATCGTCACAGCTTTGCTGGTATTAGTTTCTTGGCAGGGTCAGGCGACAAAGATTTTGCTCAAGCTCCTATGACTGAAGTTCTAACCGAACAACAAATTGTATCCAAGTATGGTAAAGCTGCATTGTTTGCTTCTGGGTTGATTGTCGATACTCGTAAGCAGGGGTTCCGTGACTTATGGGAAGCGACTATGGTAGCTCAGACTCCACCAGAGTATCAAGGTGAAGTATCTGATCTACGCGCTGAGTGGATTCGTCGATTCAACAAATTTGCTGACAACTACTTTATGAATGATCTCAAAGAAGCAGAGTATTGTCTCAAAGATGTATTCCTTCTTCACAAGTGGACAAAGATTCAACAGAACATTAATTCTATTGACTTTGTTGATGAACTGGATGAGAAGAGATTCACAGAGATTGATACAATGGGTGCAGTTGCATGTCAAGGTGGCGCATGTGAGATTACTTTTTAATTTATTCACATCACGTAGGGGTGGCGACAAAAGTCGTCACCGCCTATATACCTCCAGGTATGAAGATTTGTGTATGTAGGAGATAAAAACACATGGAAGAAGAATATTGGACAGATTGTGTCGCCTGTGATACAGAAACGCAGGTAATGGTTATTGATAACGATGAGGCACCTCAGAACTGTCCAATGTGTGGATATCCGACCTCATATGAGCTGATAGAAGATGAAGACTAAATAGGTCCGAAAGGGCTTATTTTTTATGTGGTATTATAATGACGAGGTGTTTGAAGAAACACCAGAACAGTATCAGGGGTTTGTCTATATGATAACCGAAATCGATACAGGAAAGAAGTATATTGGCAAGAAGTTCTTCTGGAAGCCAAAGATCCTCCCCAAGACTAAGACGCGCAAGAGACGCGTTAAAACACGCGTAGAAAGCGATTGGCGTAAGTACTATGGCTCATCTACCGAGGTGCAACAACTTGTCGAACAAAAAGGTGTTGACAACTACCGTAGAGATGTGCTATACTTATGTAGAACTAAGGGTGAGTGTTCTTACTATGAAGCCAAGCTACAATTTCAATATGATGTGTTGCTCAGCGATGAGTACTACAATGAGTTTATTGGATGTAAGATCCACTCTAAACATATAAGGAATAATAATGATTCTGATTGATTATAATGCAATTGCTATTAGTAATGTTGTTGCTATGAAAATGGAAGTTGAAGAGAATATGGTTCGCCACATGATCCTTAATAGTATTCGGATGCATCGGGTAAAGAATAAAGCAAAGTATGGTGAGGTAGTCATCTGCTGTGACGGATTCAAGAATTGGCGTAAGGATGCTTTTCCTCCATACAAGTTCAAACGTAAAGACGCCCGCAAAGAATCTAAGATGGATTGGACAGAGCTATTCCGCATTACTAATATGGTTCAGCAAGAGATCAAAGAGAACTTTCCATACAAGGTTGTAGAGGTCGAGGAGTGTGAAGCTGATGACATCATTGGCGTGCTCTGTGATATGACTCAGGAGTTTGGTCAGCACGAAGATGTTATGATCATATCTGGTGACAAGGACTTTGCTCAGCTACAGAAGTATGATAATGTTGCTCAGTATTCTCCTGTGCAGAAGAAGTTCATCAAAACAGATACACCTCGTAAGCAGCTCATGGAGTTAATTCTCAAGGGGGATACTTCTGATGGTGTTCCTAATGTTCTTAGTGGTGACAATGTGTTTGTTGAAGGTATTCGTCAGACACCTCTGCGCCAGAAGATAGTTGATCAGCTAATAAACGATCCCAAAAGTATGGGCGAAGAAACCTATCGTAACTATCTCCGTAATAAAAAGTTGATTGATCTGTCGGAAACACCGGATCCCATCAGAAAAGAAATTATATATAATTACACCAATCAAAAGGCAAGCGACAGAGGAAAAGTGTTTCCGTACCTTGTTGAAAAGAGATGTAGAATGTTGTTAGAGAGTGTTGAGGAATTTGTATAATGGCACACCACGTGACTAAAAGAATACATGAAATTATTGAACTGGTTTCAAAAGCAAAGACCAGAGAAGAAAAGATCTCCCTTCTGAAACAACATGAGACTCAAGCATTGAAAGATGTATTGGTTGGTGCATATCATTCAAAAGTAGAGTGGAACCTCCCACCTGGTAGACCTCCGTTTGAGGCTGCAGAAGAGCGTAGCGTTCCATCTAACCTTCTCAAACAAACACGTAAGTTTAATGATTTAATAAAGGGTGGTTCAGGCGACAATCTTCCAGCCTTCAAACGAGAGAGTATATTCATCCGTTTGATAGAACAAATCCACCCTGACGATGCCGAACTTCTATTAAAGATGGTGGCAAAAAAGCAGCTGGCCAAAGGCCTTACTAAAAAATTAGTAGAGGAGGCCTTTCCAGGACTGGTTCATTAACCTAAACAAAAACAATTAAGGAGATGTGTATGACTGATTTTCAGCTTTCTGTACTTCAACAAGACTCACAAGAACTTCGGGAATATATAACAGAGCTATCAGCTAAGGGTAAATCAACTCTAGTGGCAAAGTTATCAAAGAAGTTGGAGTTTCTAGAATCTAGAATTGCTGTTCACATCTAACATACGGAGGGTTAAGGTGGCTAGTGTAAAAGCTAGCCACATTACTTTAATAGGAAACACAATGCCAACTTACACAATGATTAATAAAGAAACCGGCGAAGAACGGGATATGATCCTATCTTTTACCGAACGAGATGAGCTAATAGCAGGTGGAGATTACACTCAAAAGCTAGTGGCTCCTAAGATTGTTTCGGGTGTTGGAGGAACAGCCAGACTGACTTCAGATGGATGGAAAGATACACTAAGGGAGATTAAAAAAGGCTCTGGAAAAGATAACACGATTAATATATAATGTCACAAAAACGTCATAAGCAATCCCACAACTCTTTGCAGGTTAGACTTGACGATCTGCTTGAGTATCACCCTATTACTAAAAACCAAGAGCTGACATACGATGCTTGGGAAGATGATTACAATCTGGTGTTGACTGGTTCTGCCGGAACTGGTAAGACATTCATGGGAATGTATCTTGGACTCGAGCAGGTGTTAGATCCAGATACAGAGCAGGATCGACTAGTAATAATTCGTTCAATGGTTCCTACAAGAGAGTTGGGATTCTTGCCAGGAACAAAAGAAGAAAAGGAAGACGTGTTTACTTCACCTTATAAAGCTATTGCTTGTGAGTTGTTCGGAGATACACAATCGTGGGGCAGAGCTGTTACAGCAAAGAAAATTCAATTTGAATCTACATCTTTTATCCGTGGACTTACTTTAGATAATGCTGTAATATTGGTAGATGAAATGCAGAACCTTTCGTTTCACGAATTGGATTCTGTTATAACACGAGTGGGCAAAGGATCTAGAAT